AGCTGCCACTACTAATGGTAACAAAAAAGTTGTATGTTCAGTTAACTGGTTAGAACAAAGATAAGGAGTATAAGTAATGGCTAAAGATACGAACCCTTGTTGGGACGGCTACGTCCAAGTAGGCATGAAGACTAAAGGTGGCAAAAAGGTTCCGAACTGCGTCCCTGCAGGTTCTGGAAAGAGTAAGGTCTCTAAACCTAAAAAGAAAGCGAGTAAATAATATGTGCGCTACATGTGGATGCATGGGCAAGAAGAAGGCGGCTAAGAAGGTTGCTAAGAAGGCTGCTCCAAAGGGTATGTCATCTAAGCAGAAGAAGCTTGATGTAGACAAAGACGGCAAGCTAGAAGGCTCAGACTTTGCCGCCCTACGTAAGAAGAAGAAGTAATGTGCGCTACCTGTGGCTGCGGTAAGCCAAAGGATAAGCACGGCATGAAGACCCTTCAAGCGGCTAACAAGAAGTTTGCTAAGAAGGCTGCTCCAGCAAAGGGCAAGAAGTCCTCTATGGTAAGAAAGAAAGGCATGTAATGGCCACCTTTAATTTTGGTAAGTATACAGAAGCCAAGGATAAGAAGAAAGACGCCAAGATGACCAAGGGTATGACCCCTGCTCAGAAGGCTAAGTTTGAGAAGGCTGACAAGGCTCACGGAGCTAAGAAGAAGCCTAAGACCATGGCTGAAGATAAGAAGATTGACGCCAAGATTATCAAGAAGATTAAAAAGAAGTAATACGCTTAGGGCCCCGAAAGGGGCCCTTTGCTTTATCCTTATAGTGAATCCATGCGGGATTCAAAGCTTCACCCCCTGCGTTGTACCCTGCGAAAACCTAGGATGCCCATGTCTGAAAAAATATCTTCAGCCTCTGACACAGAGTTTAGAGAAGCTATTGGCAAGGCAATTCCTCAGGCCCACACTGCGGCAATGTTGGCTGGAGCTGTGACGGGGTACCTACTAGGGAAGAAGACTAAGCGTGTCAAGCGTAGAAAATCTAATTAAAGATAACGCTAGCAGGGTCGTAGAGGATATGACATACGACCTCCGTTCTCGCGCTAAAAAGTCTGGCTGGTCTAAAGAGCTTGTTAGCTCAATGCAGGTTGCACACCAGAATGATGATATTAACGTCGTATACCCAGAGAAAAAAGAAGAAGAGCTCTACGACTCAGAGTACGGCTCTATGTCTGAACCGCATAAAGCAGCTATCAGACCATTCTCATATAATTTAGATAAGTACCTAACCCAGATAATTGACGACACTGTTATCGACGCTATCATTACAGAGACTCGAGCTTTCCATGGGTAATCAATTTCTTATTGCTGAGGACGAGGCTCTCAAAGCCTTTGTACAAGGGATGACTGTAGCGGACGAAAAATCGGCCGCCGCTAACGGTCCCACAGGAACCATAAAGACCCGACCAGTTAAGGTTTGGTTTGGATATCCTGACGTAGAAGCCCGTGCTCAAGAGTTTCCGTTTGTAACTATTGACCTAGTAGATATTGTTCATGCTAATGATAGGCAGCAACAAGGCCGTATATTTGATTCAGATTTTATGGGCACTCAACAAGCCGAAACAGGTTACGTATACGAATATGACCTACCAGTTGCTTTTGACATTATTTATCAAATAACAACACATGCAAGACACCCACGACATGACAGGGCTATCCTGTTTCAAATGTGGAATAAGTTTCCAGCTAAGTATGGAAAGCTACCAGTAAGTAATCAGATAGATACTAAAATTGGATGGCGTTCTATGTTTGTAGATGGATATGTAAAGAGAGATACGTTTGAAGATTCGGAAAGTGGAAACCGACGACTCTTGCGAAATGTCTTTACAGTAAGAGTAGTTAGTGAGATGACCCCAGCAGTAGCCGCGCAAAGAACGCAGCTTGTTGATGAAATCTTCATTAACACCCCCGTGGAAAATACGTCTATACCTTCTGGCCTAACAATCGTTTAATAACTGGACCCTATGTATAACCTAACTAAGGAGATAATCTAAATGACATTTCAACGCCCTGGGGTGTACGTTCAAGAAACGTTAAACCCTATTCAACCCCTACCTGGAGTAGCCTCACAGTTCGTGTCTGCTCTTATTGGGGAAAATGATAGGGGTCCAGTTAATACCCCAACACTTGTAACTTCATGGAACCAATACGTAACAACATTTGGTTCTTGGAATTCTTATGTAAGTAATAACTTGCCTCTTGCTGTATACATGTTCTTTTCTAACGGCGGTAGTCAGCTGTATGTAACTCGTATTGCTAATGCTGCTACTTCTGCGCTTCGTTCTCTAAACGATAGAGCTGTTAGCCCATCTGCTACTTTGCAGGTTGTTGCTAAAAACGCGGGTCGTTGGGGTAATGACTTAAACATTTCTATCAGTGATTCAATTGAAACTGGATACTTTGATATCACCATTTATGATGGAGGAACAACCGCAGCTGATATTGTAGAAACCTTTACTCAGCTAAGCATGGTAACTAGCGATGCTCGCTATGCCCCTTTGACTGTAAACCCGTTGTCAAAATATGTAATCCTTAACGACTTAAACTCTGGAAATACTGGAAGCACACGAAATCCAGCAGTTGTAACCAATCAGGCGCTGTCTAGTGGCGGAACTGGTAATGCTGTAAGCGTTACTGAATACTCTGCTGGCCTTGCTTCTTTTGACACAATCAGAGAGTCTTTAGTTTTAAATATCCCTGGTCAAACAGCCGCTAATATTGTTAATGCAGCTATTAGCTACGCTGAAGGACGCGACGATGTGTTCGTTGCTGTTGATGGTATCGATGATGCTCCGTCAGCTCAGTTGACTTTAGCTAACACATATACTGCATCCTCATTAGCAGCTGTTTACTACCCACCACTTGTTATTGCAGACCCAACTCTTGCTATCGGTTCTGTTGCGGGAAGAACTCTTACAGTAGGCGCTGGTGCTGCTGTGGTTGGTCTTATTGCATCTACTGACACTTCTCGCGGTGTGTTTAAGGCTCCAGCAGGACTTCAAGCACGTTTAGCTGGCGTTGTATCCACACGCCTACTTACTAACGCACAGTTGGATTCTCTCAATACTGCATCAGCACCAGTAAACGCTATCCGTTTTATTCCTGGTTCTGGTTTTGTAGTAATGGGAGCAAGAACACTGAAGCGCGGATATGTAGACAAGTACGTACCTGTACGTCGTAGCCTTATCTACTTACGCAAGTCTTTAACAGACATCACAGAGTTTGCAATCTTTGAACCTAATGACCCAGGACTATGGCGTCGTTTAGAGACTGCTTGCACCGCTTTCCTAACCCAGTTCTGGAGTCAGGGCGGCCTTCGTGGAGGAACTCCATCAGAAGCATTCTTCGTTAAGGTAGATGCTGAGAATAACCCTCAGTACCTAATCGATAACGGAGAAGTACACATTGAAGTTGGCGTTGCTCTACAGCGTCCAGCCGAATTCGTGGTCATCAAAATTGGTCAGTTTGACGGTGGAACCACCGTTACTGTGGCGTAAAGGAGAGCCAGTAAATGACAACAAGCATTATCAATAGATTCTCTACAATAGCGTCAGACCCGTTACGCTCGTTTCGGTTCGTTGCAGAGTTTTCACCAGCAGCAGCTGAGGGTGGAAAAGCTGAGAATCTTTTTAGCACAAAAATTAACCAGAGCGACAAGAAGGCCCCCTTTACTGAGGGCAAGTCAACAGGTTGGCTCGGGGGCTTTAGCCAGGTATCTGGTCTAAGCATTAACACACAGTCTATCCAATATCGTGAAGGTGGCTACAACACCACTGTTCATCAGATTCCTGGAATGACTACATTCACACCTGTTACCTTCCAGCGTGGCGTGCTATTTGGCAATGACCAGGCTATTACTTGGATGCGTGGCCTTTTTGCTGCTGCATCTGGAGAAGGTCTTGCAATGCGAACAGATACTTCAACATCTAAGAGCTTCCGTGTAGACATCAACCTCTTTGTAATGGACCACCCAAACACAAAGGGAATCACTGAAGAAGGTGCAAACATCCCTCGCATGGCGTTCAAAATTCACAACGCGTGGATTACTACGCTAAACTATACAGACCTAAATGCTGCAGACGGCGCGATTCTATTTGAGTCTATGTCTCTTGTACATGAGGGCTTATCAGTTACTTTTGTGGATAAAGACCGCAAGCCAATCGCTTAATAACGATACAAAATAGGAGTATAAAATGTCAGAAATTATTACGGATGCACAACTTGTAGCTAAGTTTGCTGAACAGGCTATGGAGGAGCCAGCGAAAAACATTAAAACGCTGGCCCCTTCAGAGTCTGAGGTACAACTGCCTGGTGGGTTTATAGACCTTGATGGTGTACTACACACTACGGCAGAAGTAAAAGAGCTAACGGGCTCAGATGAAGAAGCAGTCGCTAAGACTGGTTCCTCTGGAAAAGCCATTAACGCTCTTTTACAAAGAGGTTTAGTAAAGCTTGGTAATAAAAATGCCAGCTCTACTGACCTAGATATTTTGCTAGCGGGAGACCGTGATGCAATTCTGTTGGGTATTAGAAAGGTTACTTTTGGTCCAACAGTAGAACTAAACGTTA